CATTTCCAATCTTGTAGGTGGTTCCAAGTTTGCGATCACGAAGAAAAGTTTTATTAGGTTGAATACCACAAATTCCCAGATAGGGTTCAGATTCCCAGTTGCGTTTTACTTCACGATGATATGGAATATGATTAGCCTCACCATCAGTCAACACAATACAGTGAACTTTCTGAAGTTTGTTTTCCCTCTGAAACTGCGGCAGAATTTCGTGTAGTGAAATAAGTGACTCATTCAGAGGAGTGCCAGAGAGAGAAAGACGCCTAGGATAGGTATATGGAGTATTATAACTATAAGCAAAACACGCAGACAATCGCCACACATTCATCATCTGATGCTCCAATTCTTTGGCAGATACTTTACTGGTCAGAAGATTCATCAGAGAAAATGCTTCATCAACAACAATCAAACCTTCTTTCTTTTCGTAGTGAGGAGTGCGATCTGCGGCAATAAAAATATTTTTTTCGGGATCGTGCTCACCACGCCGCCACTCACTGGTGAAAGCATAGACCTCAAAAGGAATTGAAACTTTCTTACAGAACCAAATCAGATTAAATAATTGCTTGCAGGTGTCACCAAGCACATGCTGCATCGATCCAGACCAATCCAATACAAACACCAAACCGTGGTTCTTACCATCAGGAAGAATCGTAACTTTTTTAAAAAGGTCTTCACTAAATTTATATGAATGCAGACGAGATGTATCAAGAACACCAGTCCGTGATGTTGCAGCACGAGCATAAGAATCTGCTGCCTTACGACACTCAAACTCTTTGACCAGATAATTAACTTCTTTCTGTGCAGATGCCTTGAACTTTTTAAATTCAGTATCTGCAGTCGCAAACAAACTATCAATCGTGAGATATTTAAAATTATTTTTCAGATGTTCCTCATAAATGTTCTGTTGATAGTTAAAAGAATCATCAATGTGTTTATGAACATCTTTATTCTTTGCAATAACACTATCAAGATTTACTTTAGGAACCTCAATATAAATATTCTCCACACCATCCAGATTCACCAAGTCACGAATCTTATCCTCCAGAGAATCAAGAGTCTGAACTTCGGGTTCATCATTTGATTGAAGAGAAGTTTGATCGCCACCAGATATTCCAGTTTCATCAGATTGCTTTGGTTGTGAAGATTCAGACTCACTCTCCTCCGAATCAGGATCCTCCTCTACGGTACTCTGTTGCTCTCCCGATTTTACAGTTGAACTTTGTTGCTCCAAAGAATCCAAACTTGCAATCTTTTGCTTCTGTTCTTTTTCTTTCTTGCAATATTTGTAAAGTGCTTCTGCGGCATTCAGAGCATCATCAAAAGTTTCAGCATCATCAATCAGATTAATGATGTCAGTTTCTTCACCACGTTCAATCGGAATAGTAATATAGTTTCCAACCTTAAACCAGAGATTAGCACGATCAGCAAGATTCATTTTACTGATATCTTCATCCCTAAGTTGAAAGAAATCGTCTTCATTCAGTTCCTTATATCCATTGAAAAAAGTCTTTGCAAGTCCAAGATACTTACGCTTCATCAGTTTTTCAATACGGGCATCTTCTACCACATTTACAAACTGAGTAGGAACTTTTACTTTCCCAATCCAGTCCTCATCGGGAGTAAACAACGCATGACCCACTTCATGACCCACCAGCAGGTCATATACAGTGTTGCTTGCCTTTTCCCACAGAGGCAGAGTCAGCACACGAGTATGAACGTTGAAACAAGCAGTCGCTACTTTCTTGTGCTCTACGACAAGATCCTCAGTAGCAAGCAGTTTGGCAAGTTGGGACTTGATTTCGTGACGGACAGACATTAGTTTTTGTTCGTATGAAACCATTATAAAACGAAAGGTCGCCTTTTGGACGACCCATGTGACGCTTTTTGAACTGGACAAGTCGTGCTTTGGCTTGCCTCAGTGCTTGTGGTTTCAGTTTTCGTTTTTGTTCTTTCTTGGAATGGTGCTTCCAATTTGGGACTTGCATTGTTCTTAGGTGTATCAGGATACCATACGGGAAAAACCTTTGACTTTCTCAAACTTTATGACACTTTCAAATTTGTCTTCCAGTCCAGTCTTATGAGAGATGACAAAAATATTAGCATCTTTAATCACATAACGGATAATCTTAAGGAACTCTTCTGTTCCTGTAGAATCCAAAGAACTATCAAAAATCTCATCAAGAATCATTAAGTTAGTATTCACCGAATTTTTCATTCTTGCAACTTCTCTCCAAGTGAAAAGAAGTGCCAAATCTATACGTTGCTTTTCACCTTCACTAAAAGAAGCATAAGAAAAATCTTCGTGAATAGGTGACTGGACGGTTTCGTTAAACTCCTCATCAAGAGTAAAGTTAATATAAAAGTCCATCATTTGCAGGTAACGATTGACCTGCTGATTGATGAGGGGCAGATACTTCTTAATGATTTTGGACTTTACTCCACCGTCTTTAAGCAAACTATACGTAAAATCGTAATAGTTAATTTTGTCTTTTCTAGAAACGAGTTCGTCGTATGTAGTTTTTAAGTTTTTATTGAAGGATTCTAACTTCTCATGTTCAGAATTTCGGTTTGCAAGGTTCTCGGTAATAGTTTGAATTTCAGATTCAAGATCTCTGATTTGTCTCTGACATCCAGCGATCTTAGTATTGTTTTGAGAAATGCCATGCGTTAGTTTTGTAATCTCCTTCGTAAGAATGGTGAATTGACGCTCTCGCTCTTCCTCCTCTTTAATTGCCTCCTCCAGTTCTTTATAACCAGATTGCAACTCCTTTGCTTTAGATTGAGCGTCGTTAATTCTATTTATTCTGAAGTCCTCTTCAATAGACTGTGTGCAAGTGGGGCATACCGTATTCTCTGTAAAAAACTTATGCTCTTGTGTGATCAATGATACTTTTTGTGAAATTTTACCTTTAAGGTTTCCAAGTTTGCGAAGTTTATCTGCAGCTCCAGTGACAATTTCTTGTTCTTTTGTATATTTGAAAATATCTTCTTCCAGAACAGAGTTTTCGTTCATATAAACGACAACTTCATTATCTAACTTGGTAATCTTTTCTTTATCGGTATTAATATTAGCATTACCACGATTTTCTAATTCTTCAATAAATTCCTTTTGCATCTTAACTTTATCAAGAAGAGATTCTTTTTTAAGTTCCAGAACTTTGATTTCTTCTTTTGATTGTCGAATTTTTTCTTTAATTACAACATTCATAGAAGAAAAGATCTTGATGTCCAACAGATCTTCAATCACCTCTCGACGATGAGCTGCAGACAACTGCATAAAAGGAACAAAGGTGCTTGAACCCAAAATCACAATCTGAGTAAAAGACTTATAGTTCATTTTAAGAACATTTTGTTCTAACCACTTCTGTTGATCCAAAGCAGCAGATGACTGATCAAGTAGACTATCATTCCTCCAGATTTCAAATACTGTCGGTTTAATGCCCCTTACAACTTTCCATTTAATATTTCCAATTAAAAAATCAACCTCAACTCTACAATCCTTTTCATTTACAGAATTAAGAAGTTGTGGTTTATTAATTTTACGGAATGGTTTTCCAAACAAAGAAAAAGTTAGTGCATCCAAAACTGTGCTTTTACCTGCACCGTTTGTACCAACAATTAAATTAGTTTTATTTTTTGTGAAATCAACTTCAGTGTACTGATTGCCAGTACTTAAAAAGTTTTTCCAGCGAATAGTCTTAAATAAAATCATGTTCAGTGTTTGGAGGAATTACAATATCATCAGATGTAATGATTGTGTATTGATACCCGTGTATTTCACAAGTTTTTATCATTACTTCATCTTCAATTTCAATCACATGCATTTCTGGATAATCATCTTCTTCTAACATCATAGCATATCTTGTTGCATCATCTTCTTCTTGAAATAAGTACAGGATATGTTCTCCCTCATCGTCAACTACAGAATATGCACCTTCAGTTTCTCTACCATTTATTGTTAGAATAAACATTAAACTAATTCACATGCCTCTTGATATATTTCTTGCATCATTTTTTGAATGATTGACTTATCAAGATTAATTTCTGCCTCCTCAATATATCTATTCAGAATTGAAAGTGTATCCTCACTCTCAAATGCTTCAAAATCTTCGAACTCCTGGATATTAAAGTTTTCAACTACTTTAAGTTCCGCAATATTTGAAGAGTACAATTTATCAACAAATTTTTCAAACTTTTTAGTATTTGTTTTTTTACGAACAATTACTCTTACGATTTTATTTTCATACTCACGAGTATCAAATGTTTGATAGTTAGTATCCTCATAATAAATGTTATGAAACATTTTATATGGGTTGTTAATTGGAGTATGTTCTAGAGTTTCCGTATCGAAGATGTGAAATCCACGAATATCATTTACATCGTTCCAATAAATTTCATAAGGATTTCCCAAATAGAAAACGTTTCCATTACTAGAACGAGTATGGTAATGACCAGAAAATACTTTAGAGAAGTTTTTAAAAATATTTGCTTCCAGTCCGTGATCCATAATAATTTGACGATTAACACGGAAACCCTGAAGTTCAAGATGTCCCATTGCAACTTTTGCCTTGGTATTCTTAATCATTTTAAGAGACAATTGTTCATTTTCCATACAAATCCAAGGAAGAAGAAGAACATCCAGATTTCCTGCTTTTATCTCTGTTGGGGATGAATAGGTTTGAATATTAGGGTAATCTTTTAAAAGAAGTTGGGGAGAGTTTGTGTTATTTGTATTTTTATAATAACTATCATGGTTACCAACAATCATATGAACTTGATAGTTTTTAAGAGGTTCAAATACAACTCTTTTAGACCACTCTAAACTTTGATAATCGATTGATTTGCGACTATCAAAAGCATCACCCATATGAATGATTGTAGTAATCCCTTGCTCTTCGAGTGTGGGGAAAAATACATTCTTGTAGAAAAGTTCAAAATAATCGTGAAAGAGTTTTGAACCTTTTCTTGCACCATAATGAGTGTCTGTAATGATAGCGACTTTCATTCAATAGCGGAGTTTAGAGTGAACACCATCTTTTATGCTATTATAATCGGAGTAGTTTCCACCGTCAACTATATTGTCATCACTAAAAACTTCGGAAAATCCTGAGCGTTCAATAATTTTATTTTTAATTTCTAACTGACGCTTCTCTCTTTGAATACGACGGAGGAATGCGTAGTGAATGATTTGTGTGAAGTATGCAAAAGGGTTCTGTGACTTCTCTGGATTGAAGTTGTGAATGTATTGGACGCAGTTTTCAATCCCGTCAGAAATCATATCTTCCTTAAACATGTAGTTCACAAAGTTTGGTTTGAAGGAAAGGTGATTTGCAATCTTCAGGAAACACTCTCCAATATAGCGAGGAATGGGAGGTTTTGGTTTTCCTTGGATCTGTGCAATCTCTTTGTCTTCACGATACTTAATGAGTGCTGCAAGAAACTCTTTGTTATTAACGTAATGCTCTGACCTCTTTCTCTTGGTCATAACTGCTGTAGTTATCATAGGTTTTTATCATTATTATGTAGGTATAATAACATAAACTTAACTAGTTGACAACGTATTCAAAATTAGATACAATAACCTTTGTGAGGGTTGATAAGTATTGTATTAGCTACTTTTAAAGATCTTCTCTAATATCTCTTTAGCGTCATTGACATTAGCGATATATCCCATTCTTCTGCTAATTTTAGACTCACTGTTTTTTTCTTTATTGGATTGTCTAGTGTAAGTTTGATACATCATAATCATTTCAATGTCAGAAGATTCTGAAAGTGTTAGAACGTCTTCCAAATTAATTAAAAACATATCTTCTTTAGTTGTTTTTAACCAAGGTTCTATTTTGTATCCAACGACTCCCATTCTGCTTTTTATCTCTGATATTACGATTGGGTTTGATAATATTAAAAAAGTTCTATCCTCTTCTTCTGAGGCAGCAACCTTTGAAAATATTTCTTCGCCTGACTTTAGTTTAATTGTTGCATAAAAATCGTCTTCAATTCCCATTTTTTTTAAGTTGTATAGTGATTATTTCATAATTGAAGTTTTCTTCATTATAGATTTTAATTCTTTCGATGAGGTGATTTAGAGTATAATTTTTTCTAGAATTGTAAGTACAATCATCAGATATATCATAAAGTGTTGCTTTTACTTTGTCTTTTCCTTTTCTTAGCACTCTACCGATAGATTGTAGGTTTCTAATTCTTGATTTACTAGGTGAAGCAAAAATGACATTATGTAAATTTTTAATATTAATTCCTGTACTGAAAGTTCCGTAAGATGCCACAATAATTGCATTTTGTTCTCGTTCAGTAATTTCTCGAACTTTTTCTCGGTCTTCTGTAGCTACGCCACCATGAATAAAAAATATTTTGCGATCACCTCGCTTAGTATTATTTATCTTTTCGTAGAGTATTGCTCCGTGTGCTTCTACTCTAGAAAAAAGAACAAGAGTATTTCCTTTTAAATCTAAAGCAAGATTTGTGATAAATTTATTTCTTTGATCGTGTGAAATCAAATATTGTATTTCGTCCTCATAAATTTCAAATTTTTGTGGGGAGTGTTTTAAGACTAGGCATTGAATATCCAATTGGGAAAGATGTCCTTGCCTTATTAATTCATCAGTTTTTGTCACTTTATATGAAGGTCCGAATAAACCTTCCAAAACCCATTTATGAGTCTGTGTTCCGTCTAATGTTCCAGTAAATCCAAAACGATATTTGGCATGATGAAGTTTTGTCATAATCTCTATCAAAGATTTAGACTTGAATAAATGTGCCTCATCACCTATAATCACACCATAGTCTTCAAAGAATGAACGTTCTAGTTTATATACAGATTGCCATGTTGTAATTGTAACTGGAAACTCATTTGTTTTTTCTCTACCAGAATAGATACGGTGGCAATATGTCTTAGCGTCCCAACCATAATCTTGGAAATCCTTGTACATCTGCTCTACCAAAGATGTCGTTGGAACAACTAAGAGAATTTTTTGTCCTTTATCTACATAATACCTTACAAGGGAATAAATCATCAAGGATTTTCCTGAGGCTGTGGGTGATATCAATAATTTTCGGTTGTGTCGTAGAGCATCGTATACTCCCTCTATTTGATACTGCCGTGGAGAATGGGCACAAATAGATTGCATATAATCTTTGACACCCTCATATGAAATACTTTCATTAATTTCAAAAGGTTGTCCGTAAAATTTATTGTCTTCGAATTTATAAGAATATCCGTACTGTTCGCAAAAATTAACGATCTTATCTAAGAGACCCACATAAATTTGTTTAGATCTCATATCATATAGGTGTATTTCTCCATTCCAATTTCTACCACGATATTGCGGCATAAATTTTGCATTTGGTACTTCAAACTTAAAATGATCTTTTAACTCATATTCAATATGAGGTTCTGTTTTTATCTTTAGAAAAACTTCATTAGACTTTGAAATAACTAAATTTGTTGTATCAACCATATCCTGCCTGGAATTTTATAAATTCAATGGCATTCTTAATTTGATAAGTTCTATTTTGAATTATCTTAAGAATACTCTCAATATAATTTAGGAGAGTTTCATAGTACTCAATTTTTAAAGATATTGATGACAATTTTTCGTCTGCATCAAGATATTTTTGTAATGTATCTTTGTCTCTAATTTTTTTAGGAAAAGGATTTTCTATATAAACATCAGGATCTGACTTTCCTGAGTAATATTCATATCTTTCGTGTCTGATGTTTTTTCTTTGTTGTTCTGACTTTTTCTTTAATAGATTGATTGTATTATATAAGTCATAATATTTTGCATGTAACATCGGGATGTTTAAAGATTCTGTATGTAAATTGTCAACATCTATTTTTGAATCTTTTTCCCACATTTGTTGAATTGTATCAAGATCAATACTCATAGTGGGTTATCAACTAAATCTGTAATATTGTAAATAGTATACTTGAAAGTTACGTTTGCGGTCAAATATTGAACGTCAGTTTCTGTTGCATCAAACTGTAAATCGCTTAAATTGTAAGGCCATAGGTCACTAAATTTAACTTTAAAATTAGGTTTTTGACTATTTGTCAAAATTTGCAACGTTCCGTCAGAATATAGATTTAACTGTGATTTTTTTGGTTGGTTTAGATTTTTATTTGAATTTTGAAAATTATATATTTCTTGTAAACTTTCTGGATATCCCAGACCACGTATCCAATTTTGTATTTCCATATAGTTTTTTAAGTCTTCATCAACAAGAAATTTTAAAGTAAAATCTTCAAATGCAATTTTGTCTCCAGGTGTTTCAATGTCTTTCAAATAAGTTGATTGCATTGCGATACCCAGAGTCATTCCTGGAATATTTGCAGAATTTGAAAAGAAAGCAACTTTTGGCGAACGATTTAATGTGAACTTAAATCCAACAGGAGATAAAAAGTTTCTATTTTGTATTTGATTACTAAATGCGTTTCCGACTGCCATTTTTTCTAATTATTTAGATAAAAAAAGAGGGTCCGAAGACCCTCTGAGTTCTCTTGTGAAAATGGATCACATGAGGTTCTTAACAGCAACTCTACGATAGTAGCGGTTAGCGTTAATCGTAAGAGCACCGAGACCTTGAGTAGTACCCTCAGCGAATGGATTTGCAACCATCCCATAACGGGTCTTAAATCCAATCTTGGGTTGGAAGCTGTTCTCACCAACGGCACGAACCATTTGGAGAGGAACATAAGGACAATAGAAGAGTCCAGCGTCATAAGGTGAAGAACCCTTATAACCAACAACATAGTATTGGTTACCAGGAGTTGCATTACCTGAAGTCAGGTTAGCAGCATATGGATCAATATAGACACGGAATTTGCCCATCAGAGTACCAGCAAAGGTGTTGCCGGTGTCGTCAACAGTCAAGTTAGAGTTGAGTGCTGGGGTGTAATCAAGTACACCAGCCATGGTTAGAGCGGAAGCAACGTCTGCTGAGCAGAGGATGATGTTGCCCTTTCCACGACGAGTTCTCTGAGCGATAGCGTTAGCATCTCTCTCAATCTGGAACAGAAGACCCTTGAACTTCTCAACTGACCAGCGACCATTGGAGTCAACGTCGAGGTCAAATACACCAGCGGTAGCGGTGTTCTGAACAGCACCTTGCTCAGCAACCTTGTAGATGGTTCTGATAACTTCACGGTTGATTTCAGCAAGAATCTCAGTTGAGAGAATGTTTGCTAATTCCGCTTCAGCATTCAGACCATGGATTGCCTTGAGGTCTTGAGCGAGCTCTAATGAGTACTCAGCCTTCAGTGCGCGTGACTTTGCAGTAACGGTGACTTTCTCGATTGAGAATGCCATCTGGTTGAAGGCATCAGCACCGGTGCCATCAA